TCACTTTAAACTTGTTTCTATGGTTGCATCTGTTGATGGTATTGGCAAAACTATAGAGTACATGAGAAGAAGATGTAGTTGGGATAAGATTGTAAAAAATGCTGAGATGTGTAATGAATATCCTAACGTTGACGTTGACTTTAATGGATTAGTTTCTTTCCTTAGTGTAATGAGATTTTATGAAGTTATAGATTGGTGTTTAGAAAATCCTCTTGTCGATCAAATAAACTGGGCTATGTTAGAGACCCCACCACTTTTAAGAGTTAATAATTTACCACAAAAAATAAAAGATGACTTAATTCCTAAATATAAACAATTCCCTGATATTCAAATGGCTCTTGAAATGCCGGCTGAAAAGGGTTTAGATATTCAAGAAGTTTTTGATTATATGTTAGATGCTGATGAATACTATAAAGGAACTAAATGGGAAAAGCATTTATTTGATGTATTTCCAGAATTAGAAGAATATTATATACCTAAAGACAAAAGGAAGAAAGGCGCATTTAGTAAACTTATATCTGGGCGTATTGAGTAATGAAGAATTATATGAAAGACAATAAGAATAAGAATAAATTAACTAAGGGTGGACCAGGAGATAATTATCTTGGTGGCGGAAAAGTAGATACAATTAAATGGTTTGAAAATATTGATATTTTAGAAAATCAAATTAAGAATGAAGAAATTTGGTTTTGTTCTGCTCCATTTCAGATGATGTACACTAATGTAGTTGGAGATTTATATCCATGCTCTTGGGCTTTAGAAGGTACCGCCCCAAGTGTTAGAAATACAGGAGTTAAAGAATACTTTCATACAAATACTATGCTAAAGAAATTACGTAGAGAAATGCTTACTCCTGGTTCTCCTCTTACACTTGCAGAACGAGTATGTAAAAATTGTAGGCATCAAGAAAAAATTTATGGAAGGTCAAGACGTCAAGCTTCTTTAAAAATACAAACGAATGATAAAGTTCTTTGGCCACGTATACGTAATATGGCCGAGGACTTTAGAGAAAATGGAACCGTTGAATTAAAAGAGAGATTGCTTGAAGTACAAGTAAAAGCTTTTGGTAATCAATGTAATTTAGATTGTTACATGTGTGTTCCATATGATTCTACTACTAGAATGCATACAATGAATAGTCCTGACTTAAAAGGCGAAAAGATTTTTACTGCTAACTCCAAAAAGGTAAAGAGAGGCTTAAGAAAGAACGTCATTGATAATGTTATAGATGATATTGTTGATGTAGCTCCATACATATATAATCTAAAACTAATTGGTGGTGAACCCTTAGTAATGAAGAAGTTCTATACCCTATTAGAAAGAATAGTTGAAACAGGTCATGCTAAAAACATCATAGTCAAATATCAAACAAATATGTCTGTGTTAGAGTTTGAAAAAATAAAAATCTCAAAATTTATTCCTCACTTTCATATATTTGAATTTACAGTATCATTAGATGGAATTGAAGAAGAAAATAATTATATAAGACGCAGATCTAATTGGGAAACTATTGTTAGTAACATGCTCCATGTTGGTTTATATCCAAATGTAGAAATAAACATAAATGGAACTATATCTTTTTTATCTGTACTTAGATTTTATAAACTAATAGCTTGGGCTCGGAAAAGTGGAGATGATATAATAAATCAAATAAATTGGTCATGCATTAGAGGACCGGAAAAATTATGTGCTTATGTATTACCACAGAAACTTAAAGATAAACTTATTCCTATGTATGAGGGTTTTCCAGATATACAAAATGTTTTGAGAGAAGATAATCATGGTCATCATTATCAAGATACTTTAGATTACTTATTTCTGATAGATAAACGTTATGAAGGAAGTAAATGGGAAATGCATTTGTTTGATATCTATCCTGAGCTAGAAGAATTCTATAAACCAGAAAAAACACCAATTGGAATTCCAATTATAAATAATTTTGATAAATCTGAACTAGATATAATTGATTGGAATAATACGGTGGCACTATAATGAGTTCGTCAGAAGCAGCAATGAATAAACAGAAAGAAGACCAAGAAGCGCAAGAACTTGATATAGGTGAATTTAAATTAAAGATTAAACCTAGATGTTTAACTTTTAATCCGAAGTCTTATCATAAACCTGCTGCCTATACATCTGATGGCTTTATGCTTCCATGCTGTTGGCTAGACGATCCAAAGAATGACTTTGGTGTAGAATACTTTGGGTTGAAAGATGAACACCTTCGAGTAAAGAATGTTGAGAAGCTAGAAGATATATTTCAATCAGAGGAATGGGACTTTTTCTTTCATACATTACTGAATGACCAAAAACATGCAATGAAGCATTGTAAATATAAGTGTGGTAACTTAAGGAAAGATAATAATTTATACTTGACGGATACAATATAATGGCAAGATTTACAGAACTACAATCGACGGATCGAATAGCTGATTGGTATACACATAATGAAATATGGGGATCGCCCAACATTGATTCATCGCATAGATGTATCTTAAGGTGTCCCCAATGTCTTCGTCAAAAGAAAGAAGGTGGACCACGTATTAAGAGAGCATTTGATTTAGAGCCAAAAGAATTTCAAAAGCTATTAGATTACTATCAACATTGTATAACATTCTGTGGTCAAATATCAGACCCAATCTATAATCCCCATTTTATGGAATTCCTAAGAATGCTAAATGGCACTGGTCGTGGTGTAAGGATTGCTACTTGTGGTCAGTCTCACAAAGTCCATACTCAAGCTTGGTGGGAAGAAGCATTTACTTATGGTATGAATGAGAATGCATGGTACTTTGGTGTAGATGGAATAGACCAGAAGAGTGCATTGTATCGTATTGGTTCTAACTTTGATGAAGTATGGGATAAAATGCGATTAGGTAAATCAATGGGTGTAGCTATTGTTTGGCAATATATAGTGTTTGGTTATAATGAGCATGAAATTGAAAGGGCAAAAGAAATGGCAGAAGAGGAAGGCTTTACTTTATTGTTAGTTAAAACAAATAGAGGATTCGATGCTAAAGCAAGAAATATACGTGATAGTATGAAAGATATCTATAGTAATTTTCCAGCACCAAGTAAAGAAAACACTGTTAAGAAAATTAAGAATGAAGAATATTTTAATGTCACTAAAGAATTAGAGACTTGGAGAAATACAAGGAATACATAATGGAAATAACATATAATAATATAACGATACCTTTTTTCGACCCTGAAGAAACTAAAAATTTAGAGCATGTTACGCTTGCAGATAATGGTTTACCTAAACAAATTTTAGTATCATTATCTGGTGGATGTGATTCAGCCTCAGCATTCTATCTTTGCTTAACATATTTTCCAGATATTGAGTGGATACCATATACATGTAGAGATTTGAATGCTCCATTAGATGCAGATTCAGCTATTATGTTTGTTGAGAAATATCAAAAATTATTTCCACATGCTAACGTACAAGATATACAAGTATTCGAATTCGATGATAAAGATCCTAAACATATCCCTGAAGCTAGATATTGTATAGAACATTATGATAGATATAAAGACATGACTATTATTGGAATGGTGAAAATATTATTAATAGATAGAATTACAAGAGATCTTATGAATCAATATAATAAGCCTATGAGATTTGACGGTATGTCAAAAAATCCATCTGAAGAAGAAATGATAAAAGGTGGATTCTTAGATGTATCAGAACCAAGACGTACGCATGATGACAACTGGCCAACAATGTTTAGACAAATATATCAACCATTCATTAACGTTGATAAAAAGTTTATTGCTGCTATATATTTTGCGCATCCTTTTTTATTAAAAGAAATTTATCCACATACACGTTCATGTACTGGTACAGCATGGTGGACTGATAATTTTACAAGAGTATGTGCAAAATGTTTCTGGTGTCATGAAAGAAGATGGGCATTTGGCGAAGACTTATATCCAATGGAACATTTACCAGATGTACCTATGCCACCTGAAAATTACGATCCTAAAAAAACAGCATGAAAAAATTATTAATAGTTAGTGGTGATAGTTTTACCGATAGAAATTTTAGGTCAGGAGCTCACCCAGAAATGGATGTATCTTTTCCAATGTGGCCAGAGTTATTAGCAGAAAAATTAGATATGCGTCTTATTAATTTAGGAAGATCTGGTCAAGGTAATGAGTATATATATTCAGTATTACAAGATACAATCGAAAATATAGAGGATAAAGCTTCGATAGGTTTGGTTGTTGTTGGATGGTCACAATGTTTTAGACATGATTATCAAGAAGGCGGGATGCGAATGGGTTTATATAAAGGGTGGAGAGCTGAACGAGTAAACCCTGACCAAGGCGATATCTATAGTTGGATAAGAAAGAGTTTAAGAACTTATCAGAATTTAGTATATTTGTGTGAAAGGTATAACATCCCATATGTGCAAACTCAAATGATACTTTTATACAAAGATTATTTAATAGGATTACCTCCTGAAGATCATGAAATTGCGGCTAATCATCCTGTAGGTCTCAGACCTGCAGGTCCACTATATCAATATCCAGGTAATAGGAAACGAGCTGAAAAATCAATATTAAAACTTATAATGGAATATGATAAAGTTTTAAATGAAACAAATTTTATAGGTTGGCCAATGGCAAAAGCTCTTGGAGGATTTAATTTTCTTGCTGAATGTGGTGTTTGGCCAGAGAATAAATTTAAAGACAATAGTCCTAATATTATATCAAAACGTGATGGTCATCCTAATGCAAATGGACATAAACTAATAATGGAGTATATATATGACTGGTTGGGATAGAGAATATTTAGAAAATAAAGAAGAGTATTTAGAACTCTTTGATAGTGTAATGCAAAAAGAACAAGAAAGAAACATAGAATTTCTTGAGAAGAGTTTAAAAGAATTAACTGGTAGGAAGTTTGCAGTTGCTTGTGGTAGTGGAACTGATGCTTTAACTTTTTCTTTATTGAGTTTAAATCTTAAACCTGATGATGAAGTATTAGTGACTAGCTTCTCTTGGATATCATCAGCATCATGTGTATCATTAGCTGGTGCCACACCAGTATTTTGTGATGTAGATTTACATACATATCACATATCACTTGAAAGTATTGAAGAGATGGTGAGTGATAAAACAAAAGCAATTGTATATCCATTTCTATTTGGAAGTATATCTGACACTGCAGAAATACGAGAGTTCTGTAAGCAAAACAATATTGTCTTTATTGAAGATGCTTGTCAAGCATTAGGTTCTAATTACAATGGATGGATAGCAGGTAACATAGGAGATATTAGTACATTTAGTTTTAATGCTAATAAACAAGTTGCCGGTATTGCTGGAGGTGGTGCTATACTTACAGACAATAAAAAACAAGCGGTGTTATTTAGAAAATTAAGAAAGCATGGTGAACATGAAGTATTAGGATATAATTCTAAGATGCTTGGTATGAATGCTGAGTTTATTAATTTTAGATTACAGAAAATGGATAAGTGGAATTTCCAAAGACAAGTTATTGCTGAGAGATATGATGCTGTACTTAAAGATTTACCAGTTCATATACAAAAACCTGAGCCTGGATTATATCATACTTATCATAAATATGTTGTTAGGTTTGAGAGTCAAGAGTTAAGAGATACTATTAAAGAAAGAATAGAACAATCAGGAATACATTACCCTAAACCTATATGTGAACATCTAATGTATGAAAATATTATACATAGAAAAGATAATTGTCCAAATGCAAAACTAATAAGTGAAACTATATTAACATTACCAATGAATCCTTATTTAACAGATGAAGAAATAGATAACGTTAATAATATAATTTTATTATCAGTATGATAGAAGTAGTAAACAATATACTTGTTCAAATAGATGATGAAGGCAATATGGTCGAAATAGATGATGAAGCTTTACATACACTAGTTAATAATATGAAAGATGTAATAGATGATGTAATCTTTGATGAAAATTTAATTAAACCTATTGAACCTATATATCATTACATAATAGAAAAAATGTACACTATGCCAGAATATTCTAAATGGAATGATGTTCCATTTAAAGAGAAACCTAAAGAAAAATTATTAATAGCATTTAACAAATTTTTATATGATAAACTTAATAAACGTACAGAATAATTATTTAGCAATAGATTTCTTTCTATCGATGTCATGCAATAAGGATTGTCATTATTGTACGAGCTATACTTTGGAACAAAGGAACCTAACAGTTGATATGGAGTTCTTAAAGAGAACATTATATTATTTAAGAAACTATAAAACAAGATGTAACATACTTGGTGGTGAACCTGGATTAATAAAGAATTTACCTGAAGTTATTGAAGAAATTAAAAGTAATCCTAATCATGTATGTGAGGTATTATCTAACTCAACAGTAAGGAGAAGGTACCCAAAAGTATTAACAGATCCTGATATAATATATGTTGAGCATTTTATATTAGATTTTTATGAGCACGAGATATCTTTGTTAGGACCAAAGTCATATGACTTCCATGATGAAAATGAATTTAATAATTATAACTTAGTAATTAAGACACCTAACTTTGAGAAGTATAAGCATCTATATCCTGAAGCAATGAAAAAACTAGACCATAAGAATACCTTATGGAAAGAGTTCAATGGTAGAGCACCTAATTTTGCTGAGATACAATTAAATTCCCAAGCAGCTGAGATAGATAGGAAAATGTGTGCAGCATTTCCTATGGTACCTGTTATAAATTTTGAGAATCAAAACTTAGTACATTGTAGTAAAAAGTTTGCAAACAATGCTATCACCTCTAAAGAATTTGAAATAACTCAAGAGAATATAGATAAGATGATGAACTTTAGATTATTTAAATACGAAAACTATTGTAAAACTTGTATGGAATATGTACAACCGAAAGGACATTTTAATATTAAAAAATATGCGAGCATACTAAATGAATAAAAAAATAATGGGAGTAGCATTGAACCTACATGATCATAATACATATGATGGAGTATGGCATAACCAAAGAGAAAGACAAACACGATTCAAGCATAACCTACCTTACCATGTAGAAGCTTATGCTCATCAATCAGATATATTAAACCCTAATGATTATAGACTTAACGATGAATTCACTAAAGAGTATTTTAAAAAATCTGATGATAGTGTCTTAGCATTTACATATACCTATGGTGGTGTAAGAAAATCAAAAGAAGAACTACTCAACACCGTGCTCAAAGGTCATGACGAGATATTTGATTGGCAACCTAAAAAGTTATGGGATCATTATTATAAAGATGGAATATACTTTATAGACCACCATCAATCACATGCTGCATATGCCTTTATTAATTCAGGATTTGACCAAGCAGATAAATTAGCTATTGATGGTATTGGTAATAGATATAGATGTTGTTTCTTTGATAAGCATGATGTAATGACTGATCTATCAGATGTATTACCTATTGGTTGGTTATGGAATCACATGTCAAACCTAACAGGATTTGGTACATTAGGTGCAGGTAAACTTATGGGACTATCTGCTTATGGCAGAAAGAATGATTACTTCTATGAAATATTTGAAACAATACTTGCTGGTCCTATAACAGAAAAGAAACAAGAGAAATTTGAAGAATATATTGATTTAAAAAGATATAAGAAAGAAGATTTAGCATTTACTCTTCAGAGATTTACTATGGATAAAATAAGAGAATTTGTTTATCCACTTCAAACATGTAATAATCTTTGTGTTGCGGGTGGTGTATCTTATAATGGTTATATGAATGAGGCATTTACTATTAACAGATGGAAAAATGTGTATGTACCTCCTGCTGTTGGTGATGAAGGTCAAGCTCTTGGTGCATATCAACATGCTGATTATGTATTAAATAATAACAAACATATAGTAGACACATACTCTGGTAAAGAGTATCAATGGGTACCTAATAAAAATATTATAATGAATGCTAAAAATTTAAAAAATAAAACTTGGGCATCAGGTAAAGGTTTTCAATGGGGTTATGAAGCATTATTTTGGGAGCCTCTTAATGTGCCATATATTGCTCAACAGATTGCTGATGGTAAAACAGTTGGTTGGTTCCAAGGTAAATCTGAGAGTGGTAATAGAGCATTAGGTAATAGAAGTATATTAGCAGACCCACGTAATCCTGATATAAAAGAAATCATTAATAGTACAATTAAAATGAGAGAAGACTTTAGACCATTTGCTCCTGCAGTAATGGAAGAACACTATCAAGAATACTTTGATACTAATCAGCCATCTCCATATATGTCTAGAATTATGCCAGTTAAATCTACAAAGATTCCTGGTGTTACACACATTGATGGTACAGCAAGAATACAAACAGTTAATAGAGAACAAAACGCAAAGTTCTGGAATATTATTAATGAGTTTTATAAAATAACAGATATACCAATGTTACTCAATACTAGCTTTAATTCTCAAGAACCTATTGTAGAAGAACCTTGGCATGCTATCAGAACGTTTAAAGAAACTTCTATAGATATATTAGTAATTAATGATTGGATGTTAATTAAAAAAGTAACACATGATGGGTGGAGCTAATGCTTAGTAAAGAAAAATTAAATAATTTATTAAATATTTTAAATTTAAATAATGATTACGATATAGGAACTGATGATATCGAAGATATATTAACTGCAATAAAAAATGAAGATGATAGTACATTCCTAAAAACTTTATTTAAAATAAAATATAATAAAGACCCAGATTTAATTTTACTTAATGATGTGTTTACTACAATTAAACATGAAGTAAATTATGAAGAAGATATTTTGGATTCATTTAGTGATAACCAGATTGAAGCTAAAACAAAATTAGTTAATGAATTAGATAAACTAAATCTTTTAAATAAAACTACCGAAGTTGTTATATTTGGTTGTTGGTATGGAAGTGTTCTTCTACCATTGTTACATGACAAGGTTTATAAAATTACTGCAATTGATTCCGATAATAATGTTATTACAATTGGAAAGAATAGACTCTTTAATGATTACTGGAATGTTGATTGGATAACCGATGATGTGTTTAAAAATTATAGAGATGGATATGATAAGGCTACTATCTTTATTAATACTTCTTGTGAACATATGAGACCAATGAAAGAATGGGGAGTGATGAATCCAAGTCGAGGAGAACTATATAAAAATCCTTGGTGGGATAGAGTTCATAAAGATGCTCACTTTGCTTTTACTTCTAATAATATGTTTGGTATACCAGGTCATACTAATTGCGTAAATGATATAGAAGAATTTAAAGGACAACTACCAGATAAGTCAAAGGTATTAATAGAAGATGAATTAGAAGACGAGAGAGGTACTAGATATCTATTAATAGGAAAGATATGAAAAGAATAGTTTATAGTATTTATGTTGACATACCAGCACGTGAACATTTTGGTAAATCTAAAAATAGAAATGATTCAGTAAAGAAAGCAAAAGTAACTGTTAATGCTTTTAAAGAACATTATGATAGACTCATCTCATCTAAAAAAGATTATGCTAAAAAAATTGGTGCATCCTTTAAGATGTATATTTATGACAAGAAGTATATAAAATGGCAACAACAATTCACTAAAGACTTTCCAGAATTTACTGGTTACGAAGTAATAAACTTTTATAAGATACATATCCTTTATGAACTAGCAAAAGTTTATGATGAAATTTTATATTTAGATTTTGATGCTATACCTTTAACTAATGAAAGTTTCTTTGATGCTTGGGATTTATCAAAGGGTATGTGTATTCTTCATAATAATAGATATGTTGTTCAAAACTTAAGAGTTAATCATAGTATTAGAAGTCCAACAGCAAAATATTATAATTGCCAAGCTATGTTAATAGATGGTGGTTACAATCATGCTAATAATGTAATCAATACTGGAATCATTGGTGCAACTAAAGAACAAATAAAAGAGCTAGATTACTTTGGTAATTTTAGAGAGATAATAGATTTAATGACTAGACTAATAACTGAGCCAAATGATTTATATCCTCAGAACATTCTTGATATGTTTAGGTATGATAACGAAACTATTTTCTCATACAAATTACGAGTTAATAATATTAAAGTACAATGGCTTGATTCAGAATGGCATTACTTTTTTGACGTACAACGTTTCATTCCAAAAGAAACAAAAATAGTCCACGCAATTTGTAAAGACTTTGATTGTGTATGGAGAAGGTTAGATGCTTAAGATATGTACAGTATACTTTGGTAATAAATATACTCCAGATTATGTAGGGAATCTATTTAGAAGTATAAGAAGAAACTCAAGCATTCCATTTCAATCTATATGTATAAGTGACAATTCTAATGTTGAAGCAGATATAGTACTACCATATAATTATAATAGCGATATTAAATTACATTGGCATAAACTAAAATTCTTTTCTCCTAACTATGCATATCAAAAACCAGGTGATGATATTATAGTAATGGATATTGACCAAGTCATTACAAGTAATGTTGATGATCTTATAGGATATCCTGTAAAAGACCATGAATTAGTTACTTATGGTATATGGTGGAACTCAGAAGAATTAATAGAACATGGATTAGCATTAGAAACAAATGGTGGGTTTTATAAATTTAAATCTGGAACTTTATCATATGTATGGGATGATTTTATTGTAGCTCCTGAATATTGGCAAATGAAATTTTTTAATGATGAAGTTGTTAATTACAAATATTATGGAGAACAGAATTATGTTAATTGGAAAACATTTTGGGAAATGAAAGCAAACGTAATTAAAACACCAGAAAAATGGATAGCTAAATATCATGGTGCAAAGGAGGATTATTTTAAAAACATTAAACTTAACAAAAAGTATTGTGAAAAATTTAATGCTGATTACATGATTTTAGATGATGTAAATCCTGACATTAAAGTAGTACATTTTCTAGGCCCAGGAGAAACTATACATGAACATAATTTTAAATGGATTGAGGATAACTGGAAATGAAAAGAATAATATGTTGTAGGTTTGGTAATAAGTTTACTCAATGGCATGTTGATAACTTAAAGTATATGATAGACACTTATTCTGGTATACAATATGATACCTTTGAAGTTATTGAAGAAAACCTATATGGTAATTGGTATAATAAATTCCAAATGTATGATAAGTTTAGAACAGATGAAAATTTATATTTTGATTTAGATGTAGTTATCTATAATAGGTTACCAAACTTATGGAGAAAAGAATTTACATTGTTAGATGATAAGTGGTGGAGACCAGACTTTGGACACACACCACTCAACTCATCTATTGTTTCTTGGACTGGTGATGTATCTTTTATATGGGAAAGGTTCTGGCCTTATGCAGATGTCTATATGAGAAAATATAATAAAGGGAGTGATGAGTTTTATTATAAAGAAATTCAATATAATATATTTGATCCGGTCTGTCCAAAGATTGATACATCATCTCCGCATGCTGCGATGGGTATAGTTACATTAGGTCAACTACACCACTTAATGGAAGAAGGCTGGACCGGTTGGTGGTCTAAATATTTTATGCCTTAGCAGCAGCTGCCGCCTGAGCTTTTTTAGTAGCTGCAACATTTTTCTTTTTCGTAGCTACAGCTTTAGTAGTAGGTTCTATTTTAACAGCAGCAGAAACCATAGCCTCACCAGCTGCAGGAGCTTTTTGAGGTGTAGCATCAAGTTTCTTTAAGTCTGCATCATTAGCTGCAGGAGTAGAAATAGATTTATCATCATCTTCTCTCCTTCTTACACCAACAATCTCAAAGGCATGTGTTAATACTTCAACTTTATTTTTACCTTTCCTTAACGCAGTTTTTGCTTTAATATTTTTGCTCTCTCTAATTTCTTGTACTTCAAACAATGCTAGCTTTAAAGCAAATAAGTGATCTTCATTTTCCATGTTTGAAAAAATAGTATCAACAATTGTAGGATAGATTTTTGTCTTTGATAATAATGTACTCGCATCAACTTCAGCGCCAGCAATCATCTCTGCTGTATCAATGTTTGCAATTGCTTTCATCTCTTCTTCTGCAAAAGTATCTCTAGCAACATTCTTTGCCATTGCAATAAAAGCTTCACTCTCTGCTTTTTTATTTTCCCATGTTTGTTCATGAAGTTGGTCTTCAGTAACAAGCTTCATTAAATCTTGATAGTCTTTATTATTTTCATCAGCTTCAATAACATGTGGTGTTAGTTCTTTATCACCTGTATGATCCATATTAAGTAAAACTTCAATATTTTTTCTTTCATTATCGATAAAGTTGGCTGTGACATAATTGTCTTTGGTAATCATTATTCTTTCCTCGCTTTTAAATAGTATGTTGAAATTGTCGCAGCTGATCCAGCTGGGAATTCTTGTGTTCTATAGTCATCTCCACCAACTTCTCGTTGTTGGTATGTCGAACTATTCAATTTAGTATTAACCATACCAGTACCTAATGATGTACCTGAACCATCAATATAAAATCTCATTTTATTAGAAGCTAAGTTCACTGATGTATATCTTATCATTTCTTTACAGATAACATCAAACTCTGCTGATGTAAGTTCTTCAAGATTACCATCACCATTAACAGTCATTGGCGTTGCAGTATATGCAACATCTGAACCATTACTTTTATGAAGATAATAATTAGTTATAGTAGTTGGTTGGTCTTGTGTTTCAGTAATACCACCTGCTGTATATGCACCAGCATCTGCACGTGTATCTGTAAATACTGCTGTTGTAGAAACATTTGTATATCCAGATGGTGGTGTAGTAGAAGTACCAATCTGATATGGTTGTGCTGCTATAATCGCATCAATACAATCACTAGCATATGTATCATACATTTCTTGAAGAGACATAGCTTGAACGTTAGTACCATTTATATATGCAGGAAATCTTATATTGCTTGTATCTGCCGGTGCTGATAATGAAGCAGTTGCTAAACTAATTTTATCATATGAAACTGTTACAGTTTCTACATTAGGTGTATCTCCCTCAGAACGGAAGCTACTCGCATGAGTTGTTGCTGCACCTGCTTGAGTTCTTGTATCACTCATAGCATCTAATGTACCACTACTTCCAAC